CGCAAAGCTCTATCGCTGTGGCTCAAAGGCTCATTCAAAAGTATCAAAACGAACTTAATGATTTACTTACTAATTCTGCTTCCGTCGATACGGAGAAGGCAGCCCTGAAGGCCTTGTCAAAAGACATCGTCGCACAAGACTCCCAGCGCAAGGAAGTAGTGATTCAGAAGAGATACAATGAAGCAACAGCTTCGCTACTGAAAGATACTGGTATCAAAACCAAAATCATCAAGCAGTATGTCCCAGTGTTCAACAAACTAATCAACGCATACTTGTCGCACTTGGACTTGTTTGTGTCGTTTGAGCTGGATGAGAACTTCAACGAGACGGTTAAGAGCCGATACCGTGACTCATTCACTTATGACTCATTCAGTGAAGGAGAAAAGCAGCGGATCGACCTCGCCATGCTGTTTACTTTCCGTGAGATCGCCCGCATGAAGAACGCTATCAACGTGAATATCCTTATATGTGACGAGATTCTGGATCAGTCGCTAGATGCAGTCGGTGTAGATAACTTCTTCAACATTATTGGCAGCTTGAACAATACCAACCTGTTTGTAATCTCGCACCGTGAAAACATGCAGGACAAGTTTGACGGGCACCTTAAGATCGCTAAAAAGAATAATTTTACAGTGCTTGACATTTAATCAAATCCCTGTATAATGCTTCATATTGAGTAAGGAGATGAAGATGACCAGGAAGACCATTGAAGTTGAATATATGAAGACCTTCGCTAATGTCATGTTGGCTGGCACTTCACCGTTGATGAAGGAAGCTCGCCTTGGTGCTGCCATGATGCTTGAGGAAATTCTGTTTCAAACCAGCAACTACAAAGGTTATCGGTTGTTAGAACCCAACGGTGACGAATCCCGCCGCCATTATCTTTAAGGAAACCATATGGTTAATATTATTTGGGTCAAAAAAGCAACTTATCATCATGAAGCCCACGTGGGTAAAGTGTTTCTGGCGGAAATGTATTGGAACCCATCACTTTTCCGTCGCTCGAGAACTGGTGAGTGGCGTGTAAAATCAACGTTCCGCAACGATAAAGGTGGGTTTTACGCTGGGAACTATGACACCCTCGATCAAGCACGAGAAGCCATCGAGATTATGATTGATAACTTGGCGGAACTCCTGGCTGGCCAATGATGCTCGAAAGTGCTAGACATTAAATCAAAAGGCTGTATAATACTTCATATTGATTGATTAAAACAAGTTTCAAAAGATTCAAAAGATACAGAAAATAAAGATAGACATTAAATCAAATCTCTGTATAATAGTAATCATTGAGAAACGAAATTTTTGTGAGATTGGAAAACATTATGAATAACAGCTTTGTGAAATTTGATTCCGCAACCAAACTTTGGGAAGGTTATATCGACGGCAAGCGTGTTTGTAAGTCGAAGCGTTCCAAAGAATACATTGAAATGCGCCTGAACAGCATGGGTGCACCAGTTGCTGCTAATGCGGCCGTCGCTGACGAATCTCCCAAAGTTGTTTTCGGTATCAATGAGCGCTTCGACTTCATCGAACAGTTTGTGAAAATGGTAGCAATGGGTGTCAGCAACAGCCTGATCGTCGCAGGCCCTGGCGGCCTCGGTAAAACACACACTGTTACCAACACCTTGACGTCAATGGGTAAAAAGGAAATGGGTATCGGTGACATTGACGGCGACTACATTTTCGTGAAAGGTCACAGCACTGCTAAAGCATTGTATCGCACACTGTTTGAAAACAACGGCAAAACCATCATTTTTGATGACTGCGATTCGGTTTTCAAAGACCCAATCGGCGCTAACATTCTGAAAGCTGCTCTTGATTCCTACGACAAGCGTGTTATCAGCTGGAACGCAGAGTTTTCTGAGCGTGAAGATCTGCCTAACCGTTTTGAGTTTGTTGGTCGTGTGATCTTCATCTCTAACCTGGCAGTCGGTCAAATGCCGCAGGCGATTCTGAGCCGCTCGCTCAAGTGTGATGTGACAATGACCCTTGAAGAGAAAGTCGAGCGCATCGCAACCGTGGTCATGAGCAACGAGTTTATGCCTCAGTATAATAAAGCGATCAAGCAAGACGTAGTTGCTTTCATCCGTGAAAACGCTGCTCAAGCTTCTGACCTGAACATTCGGACTGCGACGATGGTTGCAAAAATTCGCTACGAGATGGAAATTATCGGTGGTGATTGGAAGCGCCTGGCACTTTACACGATGGTATCTTAATAGTAATTTTTGACGAAGGAGATAAATCATGAATCATAATACAGCAATAATTTCAATCAACATTTACGCAGCAGCGTTAATGGTCAAGTCCCCGCATGAAGCATTTTCTACAGTTGCTCTAATGGTCATGGGTGTAGTTTGGGTCGCACTGGCATTCACTGCTCGAGACTAATCATCAACTTTATTATGGAGTCCAAACATGGCAATTCTTGATTTACACCGCAGTGACGTCCAAACTGACATTGAAGGCGGAGTTGAGTTCTCTTTCTCAAAAGACGCAGTTAGCAAACTGTTTCAGATGATGTCCAACTACATGTACTCAGATAAAGAGTATGCTGTGGTTTCTGAGTTGGCAGCTAACGCTGTAGATGCTCATGCAATGATTGACAAGCGAAGCATCCCAATCCGTGTTCAGTTGCCAAGCAAGCTGGAGGGCGAGTTCGTGGTGCGTGACTTCGGCCCGGGTATGTCAGAACCAGATGTTTATAAATTTCTGACACAGTACGGGGAATCGTCGAAAGGTAACACCAATGACCAGATCGGATCTTGGGGTGTTGGTTCAAAATCCCCCGCAGCAGTATCTGACAGCTGGTCGGTGATTTCCCATCACGCCGGAAAACGTATGCACTTTGAGGTATTCATTACTGAAGCTGGTATTCCGACACTCAAGAAAATATTTGAAGGTGACACTGACGAAACTGGTGTCGAAGTTCGAGTTCCTGTATCTACTACTGGCCACGAAGCCTGGCGCAGTGCGGCTCTCCGTGCGTTTAAGTATTACGAAGTCAAACCTGAATTTAACACCAACCTTCAGTTCAGCAAAATCGACTATGCCTTTAAAGGCAATGGCTGGGCCCGCCGCACCACAGGATCTGGTGGTAATTTGCTGGTCACCATGCGTGAATATCGCCTCGAGTTTTTGAAAGTGATGGCGAATATCCCCATGGATTCTCCTGCCCGAACTTTGTTCGCTGGTTCGTTTGAGCAGTTCGACTTTATGTTCGGTGTGGGTGAAGTCAGCCTCAGCATTTCCCGTGAGCAGCTTCAATACGATAAAAAGACTCTTGATGCCATCGCCACCCGAATCAACTCGACCTTCTCAGAAGTAAAAGCTCTGATTGAAAAGGATCTCGAGGCTGCCTCAAACAGTTTGGATTATCGTGCCCGTGTACTTGAATGGCACAACAAGGGATTCCCGGCTAGTTTTATCGCTCATGTCGTTAATGGTAAGTATGGCATTAAATCAATCCCCGGAGATGTTCAGTATATCCGAGCTGACGTTGATGCCTTCGCCGGCATGACTGCTGTCCACCGCCAACAAGCAAAGCGAGTGGATGATAGATTCCATTGCTGGTCGTCTAACGTAATCGGTGCGTCAGCTCGCTACGATCACAAGTCTCAGAAGTATGATAAGTCGATTAGTCTGAGTATACATTACCTCAACAAAGTCCACGTTGTTATCCGTGACGTACGAGATGCTGCTTCTCGTGTTCGACATTCTGGTGTATATGGTGACTACTACTTGATTCTCGACAATAACCCTTTCTCGAGTGAAGTCAAAACTGTCCTTGCGTCTTCCTTCGATAAGCCAGAGAAGCAAGTTAAAGATGCACGAGGTGATCTGACAGATTGTTATGTTATGGATGGTAATCGTTTCCTGAAATTGGAGCAAAAGTATTACGATGATTATCTAAAGAATGATAACATTGTAGCGATCAAAATTGAAAACGCCACTAGCACATCGAACACTCCTGAGGTTAACTCACCTGAGATTCAGTTCTTCATCCGCCAGGGGTGGAAAATTATTGGCTTCAAAAATGAGAAGCCCAAGGCATTCAAAACTCCTAAAGAAGCACTACACTTCATGTTCGATAAGATGAAGCAAGATGCGGAGCTGTTGAAAGCGATTGCTGAGATGAATATTAAAGATATGTTCAGTCAAGTCGGAGCTAACCAAGCAGGCCGGGTTGCAGTGATGTGTGGAGCAGATTCTCCGAAATGGAATGATGAAGTTAAGCCTTTTAAAGAGATTATTTCTCATTTCAAAAAGCATGGGACGATTACAGTTGGTGGTAGTAGTTCCAATTTTAACACTTGGAAAAGAGTATGTGAGATGTTGGATAAGCCGATGCAAGTGTCCGGCCTAGTGAATCTGAAACCCACATTGGAGAGCATTGAACAGAAGTACCCGATGCTCAAGCACCTTAGTGTGGCATGGTACCTTGGATCATCGTTTGATTGGTCGGCAGTCAGGGATTACATCAAACTGGTTGATGAAAAAATTTGACATATATAGACAACAATGTTAAAATTTATTTGTAGTACAATTAATTGAAAAGGAGTTTGTAATGGAAGACAAATATGCACATATCATCACCATGAACTACGTTTCCGTGATGAACAAAGAAACTGGTAATGTTACCAAAATTCAATCGAATGATCCCAACTTCGACAAGGCTCGCAGCTTGCTTCGTGAGAAGAAGTTTGATGAAGTAGAGCGCCTGTCAGTCAAGAATGTTGTCAATGAATTTGTTCTTAAGACAGAAAATGAATCGCCAGACGGTTTTAGCGTCCGAATTCATAACGGCGAAGTGATGTATCGCTGGAAAAATCAACCCGAAACTGTGTTGCATAACACAATGACTGACCGTGTAATCCGCATGGCACAGGAAGGTTATGATGTTGCTCCCCTGATCAACTTCATGAGCAACCTGCTGAGCAACCCCAGTAAGACTGCTGTAGATGAACTATATTTGTTCCTCGAAGCTACTGAGCTGCCCATCACCAGCGACGGTCATTTGATCGCTTATAAAATCGTGCGTGATAATTACACCAGCATTCATGATCCCGAGTTCCGCAATGATGTAGGTACTGTTGTTGAAATGCCCCGCAATGCAGTGTGCGATGACCGCAACAAGACTTGTAGTTACGGTTTGCACTTCTGCAGCAAGGCATATTTGAGTTCGTATGGTTCGACTGACCGTTCGACTGACCGAGTGGTGTTGGTTAAGATCAACCCTGCGGATGTGGTCTCGATTCCTTCTGATTACAATAATGCCAAAGGCCGTGCGTCTAAGTATTTGATCTGGAAAGACATCACTGAAACCGACTGGCGCACCAAGCTATCGCAGGCCGACTACACCGACAAAGCAGTCGAAGAGGAGCCCGAAGAAGTTGAAGATTACTCATATGAGTTAGCCGATCAAATCAACGAAGCGATTTTGGTTCGTCTGCGTATTGAAACACAAGCATCAGCAAAAGTTACTTGCCCAGATTGTGGTCGTAGTGAACTTCATAAGAAAGGTGTTACTGAGCTGGCCGATGGTACAGTCAAGCAACGCTACAAGTGTCAAGCTTGTGGTTTCCCATTTTCAAAGGTGATTTAATATGATCAGATTGACAAACGTGTGCCCCCATTGTGGGGAAGATTGGTGGGAGCACCATGAATGTGAAGGTACCCGCCGTGAGGCTGCGGAACAGGAGGCTTTGGCGAAGGCCATTAATGAAAAACTTATTGAAGATAAGTTGGCATGGGCAGAATATGAATCCGCCCGGATGAAGAAAGAACAGAGCGTGCTGCACTCGAATCACGATCCAGTTCATGCTCCTAAGCATTATACTTCGCACCCATCTGGTGTTGAATGTATCGATGTTACTAAGCATTACAACTTTCAGATCGGTAACGCCATGAAGTATTTGTGGCGTCAGGGCCTGAAAGATGAAGTTGGACTTGATAGTGTTGAGAAACAGATTCAAGATTGTGAAAAGGCGGTCTGGTATATCACCAGTTTTATTAATGATTTGAAAGGAATTAAATAATGGCTCACACTAAGAACAAAACGAAGTACTGGCGTCGTGCTACTGAGACCATCATGGTTCCTCAGGATGTCGAAAGCACCAACGAGCAAGGTGAAAAGGTTACCACTGTGGTTGATATGCCTTATGTACTGAAAGGCCGTAACCTCCGTGACTATCATCGAGGTGGTGGTCAAATGCGTGGTATGCCTTCGGGGTTGCTGATTAATTTGATGGTTAATGCAGGGTATGTTAATATGGTAACAGAGACTGAGAACATTGATCCTAATGTCCCAGTTGATGTTATCGAACAACCAGTGGAGACAGTATGAAATTAAGTAAAGCAACAATCGAGATTCTTCGTAACTTTTCGGCGATCAACGCTAACATTTTGATCAAGAAAGGTAACAAACTTTCGACTTTGGCTGTAGCCAAAAACATTATGGCTGAAGTTGAAGTTGAAGAAACCTTCGACAAAGAAGTCGGCATTTTCAACCTCCCCGAACTGTTGGGGGTCATCCAGATGATGGGCGATCCTGATATTACGCTGAATGACAAGTATATGGGATTGTCTGTTGGCAAAACCAAAATGAAATATGTCTATGCTGATCAGTCGATTTTGACCTTCCCGCAAAAAGACATCAAGATGCCATCTATCGACGTTGAGTTCGATTTAACTTCAACTCAGCTGATGATGATTCAGAAGGCGGCCGCTGCGCTCGGCGTGCAAGACGTAGCTGTGATCGGTGATGGTGAGAAGCTGGTCATTCAAGTTACCGATAAGAAAAACGACGGCAGCAATCAGTACACCATCGATCTGGAAACAGAATCGAAGAAGGTGTTTACTGTTTTCTTCAAGATCGAAAACTTTAAGCACGTGTCTGATGACTATGCAGTTTCAATCAGCACCAAAAATATCAGCAAGTTTGTTGGTAGTTCAGTTGGTGTAACATATTACGTTGCTGTCGAAGCTGACAGCACTTGGTCTTAAGGAGAATCATATGAGAGGCACAGTCGCAAAACGTCTACGCAAATTGGCCGACTTGATGGCACAGTACAAAGCTGATCAAGATCAAAACAAAGATCCCGCATATCAAGAACTGGCATCAAAGCGAGCATATAAACTCTTGAAACGAGAGTACGTTAAAACAACATAATTCCTGCAGGGATAGTGTAGGTAAGGAAAGTACACGGAGGATGGGCAGAGTATCGAGAGCTAAATCGAGACACGGATACCCCACCGGCCTACACAAATTGGGATGGTTTCAGCAAACAAATTATTGAACCGACCATCCCGTTATGTTATAATATTTTATTATGTTGAGGAGTATTACATGAGTGTTAGTCAAGATCCAGCCGAGTTTCTCTGGGTACAAAAGTATCGCCCCCAAAAAATTGAAGAATGTATTCTTCCAGCTGAACTGAAAGCCACGTTTCAAGAATACGCTAACGGTGATCGTCTGCCCTCTTTGCTTCTTGCGGGTGGTGCAGGTGTAGGAAAAACCACAGTAGCTAAAGCCCTATGTGAAGAAGTCGGCGCTGATTGGATCATGATCAACGGGTCTATGGATAGTGGCATTGATGTGCTTCGCACCAAGATTGCTGCGTTTGCGTCAACAGTATCTTTTGACGACACCAAAAAAGTAGTTATCATTGACGAAGCAGACTACCTTCCTAGTGCATCAACACAACCAGCACTGCGTTCCTTTGCAGAAGAATTCAGCAAAAACTGCACTTTCATTCTGACCTGCAACTATAAGAATAGAATCATCCCTGCACTTCAGTCACGGTTCACTCCAATCGAGTTCACTATTCCCAAGTCTGAGAAGGCTGGGATGGCTATGGGATTCATGAAACGTGCTGAGCAAATTCTGAAACTGGAAGGCGTCGATTATGAGAAGAAGGTCCTCGCTGAGATCATCAACAAACACTTCCCCGACTTTCGACGCATCCTAAATGAGTTGCAGCGGTATTCAGTGAGTGGTAAGATTGACTCTGGTATTTTTCAGAATCTGGGTGAAGAGAATTTCTCTACTTTGCTCACAGCATTGAAAGATAAAAAATTCAACGATGTGCGTAAGTGGTCCGCAGCTAACGCAGACATTGACAGTGTGAAGTTGTTTAGCGACCTGTATAATAAAGCATCATCCAAACTGCAACCTAAATCCATTCCTGAGTTGGTCATGATTCTTGCTCAGTACTCGTATCAGGCAGCGTTCGTTGCTGATCATGAGTTAAACAACATGGCATGCTTGACTGAGATCATGATGAAGTGTGAGTGGGCATGAGTCGTGCGTTCAAAACCTCAGAGCACTGGGCCAACTTGCTGTTGACTCCTGGGCAAATTATTCTCGACCCTGATGGGTGGGATAGGCAGAATTTTCAGTTCTCATTCTTTGAAGAGAGGATCAATGAGGAAGAGTTCAACCGCCGAATGATGTTCTCGACTGTGATGTTGGTACCGCTGGAGAAGAAATGACACCATTCGACCTGATAAATTCAATCAACAACAAAACGAACATTGACTGGGATTCGGCAGTAGAAAAATCCTACTCTCCGTTCATAATCAATCGAGGATTATCATTTAACCTGCAGACGATATTGTTCGCCAATGTAATGAATCGCTTCCCACAGTTGGATAAGAAGATGCAGTATGACTTCTATTTCAGGGGAATCCCGAAGGGTAAGAGATTCGACAAGTGGCAGAAAAAGTTAGAACCCACCGGCAACGAATCGCTTGTTATGGCTTTCTACAGTATAAATATTGACAAAGCCACGGAGGCTCTGCGGATTTTATCTGATGAACAGTTGGATATGATAAAAGAAAAAATGAATAAAGGTGGAAGAAAATGATTGATACGTTGTTGGAAGTTCGGATTAAAGATCCTGATGATTTTTTGAAAGTAAAAGAAACGCTGACCCGCATTGGTGTGCCATCGTTTAAAGATAAAAAGCTGTATCAGTCTTGCCACATCCTTCACAAAAAGGGAAAGTATTTCATTGTTCACTTTAAGGAGTTGTTTGCCCTTGATGGTAAAGTTTCAACTTTGAGTGACGATGATATTGCTCGCAGAAACACTATTGCTAAACTACTTGCTGAGTGGTCGCTGATCAGTATTGTCGATGTGAGTAAAATGGGTAATATTGCTCCCATGAACTCAGTTAAGATTGTTCCTTACAAGGAAAAACATGACTGGTGTCTCGAAAGCAAATATACAATTGGAATTCGTCATTAATTTTGGAGATATGAAAATGGAATCAAAAGTAACTATTGAACTGACAGTAACAGAAGTAAACAACGTCCTCGCCGCACTATCGAAGTTCCCCTTCGATCAAGTTGCAGATCTGATTGCGTCGATTCGAGGTCAAGCAGTAGCTCAGGTACCCCAGGTAGATCCTACACCCGAAGCAGAGTAAAACATGAGCAGACATATTTGATTATATGTCTGCTTTTTGTTATAATACATTATGTACTTAATACAGTGGGAGTTATCATGGAAGCAAACAAATATAAAATCTCAGAGATTTTCTACAGCCCTCAAGGTGAAGGTCAATACACTGGTCATTTGACCGCTTGGGTACGATCATTCACTTGTAACCTACAATGTGACGGCTTCGGACAAAAAGATCCCACCGATCCATCATCTTATATTTTACCCTACAAAACATTCGACGTTAAATCAGTTAAACGTATTGAAGACCTACCTGTGTTTGATTATGGGTGCGACTCATCATATTCTTGGTCGGCCAGATATAAGAATTTGTGCCCCACATACACTGCACAAGAAATAGCCAACAAGCTGGTTAACCAGTTACCGGGTAAATCGTTGTGGCAACCAAGAGCCAAAAATTTGATTCATGTTGCTTTCACTGGCGGTGAACCGATGCTCCCTAAAGCGCAGATGATGATTGATGAGACCTTGCGTAAACTTCGGTTGATGGGAGAAAGTCCTGAAGCAGTAACTATTGAAACAAACGGTACTCAATTGCTCAGCGATGGGTTAGAGTCCTTGATCGCTACGAATTATGCATGTGGCCTCAGGGGTCAAGGTGAAATGTTTTTGTCGATCTCACCAAAACTATTCACAGTATCTGGTGAGTCACGAGACAAGGCAATAAACGAGGCTGCGATTAAATCATACGCTCGTGTGCTCAATCAAGGCCAACTCAAATTTGTGGTAACCAACGAAGATCGTGCTTGGGATGAAATGGAAGAAGTCATTACCATTTTCCGTGACAACGGTTGCCACTTCCCGGTATACGTTATGCCCTGCGGCGCAACAGCCGAATCACAAAGCACTGATCATATTAAAGCAATCGCTTATCGTGCAATGGATCGTGGTTACAATATCGCAGCACGAGTTCACACTTACATTTTTGGTAACATGATTGGGAGCTAACATGGATAAAACTTACTACACTTACGATGACCTGAAGCTAGATGTTTCAGTCATTCACAATGAATATATGCTAACCTACGGCACAGCTCCGGA